CATTTTGCATAAAAGACGTGGAAGGGTTGTCATGAAGGGGTACCATTCCCTCCCCGTCATCGGATAGGTTCATGGTATGTACTTGACCGGTGGCCATTTAGTATAGTCACATGTTTTTGGTGACACTCTTGGACGCAATTATTTCCTCTTGGTGATTGTGAGGGCAGTTTTTTTCGACGCCTTATTTGGATCCTGTATCTTTTGATCCATGTGCTTAGGATTGTACATCTTGTTATGCAGTTTCCAAAGATCCGGACCACCCACCCTGAAGTTTTTCCTGACCGTTGCTTTGTACCAGAATACACAATCTTGAATCTTATTGGACTTTACCGTATTATCCAACACGAGACATTCATAGTTTTCTGTACACGCATCCATCACCTTATTGAACATATCGAAACTCGGGAAAATTCCAAAGAATGATTTATATAACTTTTCTCTATTCTGGAGGATATTCTCCCTGAGAAGGAAAACATAATCAACATTGGCTCGAAGTGCTGGAGGTAAATCCATACAGTATTGCATCGTCAACATGAAGAAAATCTTCCAGTGCCTACCATTCATAAAACATTGTCGAATACACGGATCTTTGAGAAACTTATTGTCGTACATACAATCATCTAAAAGCATGAAAGCGCCACAATTTGTTTTACCAGCACCCACTAATTTACGTTGTCTCGCCATGACTCTCTCAATAGCATCTTTATCGTAATCACCATACACGAATAGATCGGGAATAAACTCTGAGTAGAAATGATTTCCTTCTTCTGTTCCTGAAAGAACTATACCAGCTGGAAGATGTTTCTTATGGAACATGATATCTTTCACCAAGGTCGATTTACCTGTATTACGCTTACCGATAAATACGATGACCTTATCATCCGCAATACCTTCAGGTTTGAACTTCTTCAACTGAAGATTCATTCTAGTATAGTGTCTCGTTTTATTTAGCATAATTTTACTCATATAGAGTAGGAAATGGCTGGCCGTCTGAGGATTGCTGCCACAGGTGTCCAAGACGAATGGATTACAGGTGATCCACAATTTTCATACTTCCTGATGAATTTTAAAAAACATACAAAGTTCTCATTTGATACCGTTGAAAGTCAATTCGATGGGGACATCGACTTTGGGCAAATACTCGAGTGTAGAATCCCTGGTGATAAGGGTGATCTCGTGAGAAATATGACCCTCAAGGTAACCCTAACCGACCCACAACCAAATGACGACGGTGAAAATGATATGGTTTGGTCACCATCCGTGATTACAAACCTCATAGAGTATGCGGAGCTCCTCATCGGTGGGCAACCCATCGAGAGAATCACAGGCGAATATATTTACATGTACCAACAACTTAATAATACGAACGATGACATTGAACAGACGTTATACTTCCTGAATGGTCATGGAAATTATTTAAGTTATGCAGGTGAATACACATACTTCCTGGATCTCCCATTCTATTTTTATAGGAATCCATCCCTCGCTATACCCACATGTGCGCTTACAAAACAACTCGTCGAAGTACGAATTAAGACGAGACCTCTCAGTCAGCTCGTACGTAATATCGGTGCAGCCGACGCAGAAGGTATATCTGATGTGACAGCTTCGATCAATAAGTTTTCACTCGACACGGAGTTTGTGTATGTCACACCCGAAGAGAGGGGATACATCATGTCCAGACCCCTTGACTATGTCATCACACAGGTGCAGATGGCAAAGTTCGTAATGAAACCTGGTGAAAACAAAAAATCTGTGATGCTCAACTTTCAACACCCAGTGAAGGAACTTTTCTTCGTGTCTCATTCAAAACTGGCAGTACTGAATAACATACCAAATTATTACAATGAAATTATGAGTGCCGAACTTCGTTTCAATAATGAAGTTGTATTCAGTCGTGATGGTCTCTTTCTCACCTATGAACAAGCACTTAAACACCACATAAATGTACCATTAGCGCTCGAGTTTTCACCTGAACCGATTAATGGTTCGTCTCGTCGTTTGGGTCCTTCAAAGTTTGGTATGTATTCCTTTTCTCTCAAACCCGATATGCACTATCCTACTGGTCAAGTGAATATGAGTCGTATATCCCATAAACTTTTTACAATTGAGATCAATCCTATAAATGCTGCATTTGAAAACGATACACGTGTATACGCTGTAAATTATAACGTACTTAGGATCGAGAGTGGTTTAGCTGGATTAAAATTTTAGATAGATATAGTAGTAATGGCTGGACAAGTCCAACTCTCGGCCTCTGGGCCTCAAGAGAAATTCTTCACGGTCGATCCAGACTACAGTTATTTTGTGGAAAGTTTCAAAAAACATTCAAACTTTTCCACGGAGTTTGTGGATATAGATCCTGAGAACGAGGCTGACTTTGGAAAGAGTATACGATTCAAGATTCCCCAAAATCAAGGTGACCTTCTCAAGACACTCAGTGTCAAGATGAAACTTCCAGAGATTATCGAAACAAGTGCTACGATGTACATAGAGTCTGTCGCGCATGCGCTCATAGAACATGTAGATCTCATCATCGGTGGTAAAGTGATTCAACGACTCACGAGTGACTATCTTCAAATTTATTCAGAACAGAACGTTACCCAGACGAAACAGAAAGCACTGGAACAACTTATCGGTAAGTATCCACTCAGAACATCTGATAGACGCGTCGGTGAAGTCATCGAGAGTGGCGGCGGTAACTCTGGTATTGTCATTCATGATACACTCGGACTTAACTCCGATGAGAGTTTCTTTGTTGATCTTCCCTTTTATTTCTATAAACATCCAGAACTTGCAGTACCCCTTTGTGCCATCAATAAACAAGAAGTTGAAGTTGAATTTAAGTTGAGACCAGCCCAAGACGTGGTACTCAAAGCCGATGGGTCCTATGTCACTTTAGAGGAAACGCTCAAACTAAAAGAGTTTACACTTTGTACTGAAATTGTTTTTTTGGATTCGATCGAACGAATTAAACTCGAGAATACACCCACTGATTATTTGATCACACAACTCCAACAAGATGTTTTTGAAGTTGGTGCCGGTATCAACGAAGGGAAGTTCAAGTTGGATTTTACAAATCCAATCAAAGAATTATACTTTGTCATCCAGAGACATGGGAGTAACGTGAATGCTGTGGATAAAACACTTCAGGGTAATTTCGTAACCATATTCGATTACGACAACACCTCGAATGTTCAGGATGGAAAGTTCATTCTTTATGAAAATTTGGACTACCTCACACTCACCCTAGATGGTCAGGACATAATTACCGAGCAAACTGGAAATGTCCTCTTTCTAAAGGCTGTTCAGGCAGCGATTCACCACTCAAAGTCTCAACTCATCAGGCGATTCTATTCCTATAGTTTTGCACTTCAACCCGAAGAATGGTATCCCACAGGACAGGTCAATTTCAGTCTCGTAAAAGATCAAAATATTAACCTAAGTCTCACATCTTGTCCAGATTTCAGTCGACAAATTCGAGTGTACGCACTGAGTTACAACGTTCTCCGTGTACGTGAGGGAACTGGTCAAACTCTTTTTGACACTAAATACTAAATATGAACATGCAAACTGGCTTCGGTGATGGAGGCTCTGGTATGGTTGAAGAGTATGTGAATACCATGACTGGTATACTGATGCCGGTCATGGAAAAAAGTATGCTGTTAGCAGCCGAATATTCCAAGGCGTGTGGGAGGGATACTGTACTCTCAGAGGATATGGAATATGCGATGAAGTATTGTGCAATGTATACGGTCGGTCAGGATATAGGAAGTTTATTTCCCGAAATTTATGATGAAGAGGAGTCCGATGACGAAGACATCGAAGAGGTGGCAGAAGAGGATTGCCCACCCTTTGAAAGGTACTCGGGACAGGAAGAACGTTTCATTCTCATGAATCAGGCACACGACCGTTGGGAATCTTGGATTCCCCAAAACCCGACAGAAGCCATGCTAAAAAATGCTATTAATAGTAATGGGCATCTCTGAGCCAGAGGCATGGTCGTTCTCCGAAACTAAATTTAAGATGTACGA